ATAAATTAGATGCAAGATTAGATTCAATTTGGGATAGATTTTTAGCATATGGTAAAGGGTTGTTTTATATACGACCTACAAATAAAACATACAGAATTTATTGGTTTGATAAAGATGCTTATAGATCCTATTACTCTCCAGAAGGTGATCTAGAAGAAGTAATCATCATTTATGCATACAAGGTACGTGCAAAGAAAGGCTTTAGTAGCACAGTTGGTTTAAATACAAATAAGCGTTATATGCGTTTACGTATTACAGCTGAAGAAATAGAAGAATCACATAGCGAACATGAAATAAGTTTTGATCAAGAAGTAGCAGATATTGGAGTAATGAATAAAAAGACCGTAGAAAACACTATGGAGTTTATTCCATGTGTTGAGGTCTTCAATAATCCAGATGCTTTTGGTACTGAAGGTTCAGGTGAATTTGAGTGGTTAGCTAATCAGATCATCGCTCACGATGAAATGGTAAAGAATATTAGAGCTAACTTATCTTTCTTTGGTAATCCAACTCTTTTATCTTCTCGTCCTAAGCAAGACATAGTTGAAAGTAATCCAGATGAAGCTGTACAAAGACCAAGTATTTCTAGTCAATCAGGTTTCCAATCAAACTTTGATCTTTCCAGTTCTACGTTCAAGCAAGATCCTATAACTCGTTCTCCTTCTGGTTACATAGGTAAACCAGGAAGTGGTATGAGAGTTCCAAGAGTTATTGCAAACTTGGAGCCATCTGATCGTGTTGGTTTTATTACTCCTAATGCAGTAAGTACTGACCAAGCTAGGTACTCAGAACAACTTAGAAGTGAGATACGTCTAGCTCTAGGTGGTATAGATGACTTAAGTATTTCTAATGTCACAGCAACTGAGATTAAATCAGCTTATGGACGTGTTAGTGCTACAGCTAAGAAAAAGTGTTTACAGCTTTATACCTATGGAGTGTGTAAGTGCTTTGAGTTAATTCTTTTCCAAGAAGAGCAAATATTTAAGAAGTCTCTAGCTTATGTTTCTGGAATTAAATATCCAGTTCTTCCAGAGAGTTTAGATGACGAAAAGCTAGTAGAGAAGTACGAAAAAGGTAAGTTTAACTATGAGAGAAAGTTACAAAAAGTTGTTGATGAAGTACTCGAAACAGGAGATATACCAGACGGAGTTGTAGGTTTAGCACCTGATGGAGATAGAACCGTATTATGGCGGTGGATGGGACCAGTTTATGAAGATACCGCACAAGATAAATTAAACCAATCTATCTTCACACGAAACCTTCAAGAATTGGGTGTTGATAGTATAGAAGCACTGAAGTACTTATTTCCTTCCAAAACAGATGACGAGATTGCAGGAATGCTATCTGGTTTTCCGTTTAGAATGGTAGGAGAAGTACAAAGGGCGTATTCCTCATTTATTGATCTAATCAATCAAGAGATGAGAACGCCACATCCGCAGCAACCGAATTTACCGATGGCTGCAGATCCGAGACTTGATCTCACCCCATTTTTATATAGAACTTTAGAATCTCTCCAGAAGGAAGTAACTTATGCAGGACGCTACCGTAGCGCCGACCCAATCGGCACCCCAAGTATCCCCGACCCAGCCGAACAGCTACGTGGCTCCCGTGGCTCCAGTGGCTCAGTCAGCGGCTCAAGCCCCAGCAGTGGGAACAACACCTCAATGGGTGACAACCAACTCAGCGGCGGTGGCACCAGCTCCACTAGCGCCAGCGCAGATGGCAACACAGGCGCCAACATACGCCCCTACACCGTCAAGCTACCAGGAATTCCAGGCGCCCCAACCACAGGACAATCCTTACAAGGAGGCGTTCAACAAGGTCGTCGGACTCCTGAGTTCTCCAGTCCAGTTCCCGTTCCAGGGTCAACAGTCGACTCAGACACCAGCAGCAGGTCAGGCCAATTACGGTTCCCAACAAACAACCCAATTAGCCAGCCAGGTAGCGCCGACCTCTACGCCTGGGATCAACAACAACCAGGGCTACTCCAACGCCTCTTCCCAAACGTCTACGGGGATAACCCAAGAGCAACTAGCGGCAAACGGAGTAAGCGAAGCTAGTCTTCAAGTTATAGATCATTTTGGTGCTGATGCTCCAGCTGTTCTTAACGACTACGCTTGTAAAGTTGAAGATGCTCTAGTTAAGACTAATTCTCAGTTAGTTGAAGGTGTAGGTCTACTTAAGGAGTTGAATGAAGAGCATAAGGCTTATACAAAGATACTTACAAATCCTGACATCTTAGCTGACTATACAACTAAGTTCTTTGGTCCTAATGGTCCTTTCCCTGTTTCACAGGCTCCTGCGGCTCCTCAAGGTCGTTCAGTAGGTCAACAGTTCCAAACACAGGCTCCTGCGGCTCCTACAGCTCCTGTAGCGCAGAGACAAGCAGCTGCTCCACAAACACAAGCTCCAGCACCTACACGTCCTGAGATGCCTGTACCTCCTGCTCCACAAGCTCAAGGAAATCCTACAGACTTCTGGAACAACTTTGGTAGTGCATCCGATAGAGATCCACAGAATGCTTGGAAGTACCTAACAGCGGCTCAACAGAATCCTGAAATATTCCGTCAGAAACTACTTGTAATGGAGTGATCCATTAAACAAAAGGGGTGGCACTAAAGCTACCCCTCTTTTTTATTCTTATTAAACAATGGACGAAGCAAAAGCATTAGAAGCATTATTAATGGCTCAAGAGGCTCAAAAACAGATGGCTGCATCAAACTCTACATTGCAACCAACTGGACTACAGATGGGAGCTATTGGAAAACCTGATGGTTACATGCCTCCAACACAGTATTCTGGATACAATAAAGTATAAGTAGACGTATAACTTATATAAGTCCATTGATAAACCTTTGATATAATTCTTATAATGGAATTCATTTTCCAGTTCTAGTGGATTTATTCCACAGGTATCAACAGCCCTGTGCTGTATAACCAAAACGTCTAATGTTTATAGATAACGATTTCCCGAAACTTCTCGGTGCGGAATTGTATCGTCCCCATCCAGCTTATATAGTTGAAATGGCTGCAGAACCTGTAGTTGTTCATGACTTTACTAAGCAGCCTGGTCAGACCGTACAGTTAGACCGCTACAGATTCTTCGGCAATCCTGGAACAAAGACTAGCCGTGAGCGTACTCAGGATCAAACCATAGGTACAGCAAACAGCAGATCTATTGTCAAGGACAAGGTACTTGTATCTCTACGTGAGTACACAGGACCAGCCGATCCAAACAACACAAATCTTCCTAGCACATTCAAGATTGCTAGAGAGACCTTGATGACAGCACAGCGTTTGCTGCTTGATACTGGGAACCTTAATATGTTCCACCAGTCAATCGGTAGTTTAACTCTGTTAGATGACTATCGTCGTTGGAGAGACAGAGTCTTTATTGATGAACTCTTTAAGAGTGAGT